CTGTGGACAGAAGAACTCAGCGGAAAGCAATTCAATTTCAAAGACGGACATATCCGTGGAAACTTAGACGGCAAGATCAAAGGGATTCACAAGAACCCCACTGATATGCACGTTTGGGAACATAAGTGCATTAATGATAAAAAGTTCAATGTGCTCGTGAAGTTGGTTGTAGACAACGAAAGCACCGCGCTATTCAACTGGGATGAGCAATATTTTGCACAAGCCCAAACCTACATGCACTACTTCGGCATTAGGTGGCATTACCTTACGGCTTGTTCGTCTGGTAGCCGTGACGAGATAAGCTGCATAACAGCCTATGACCCCAACGCAGCCAAACATTACATAGATAGAGCGCGGGCTATCATAAAAGCAGACAGACCTCCGCCGCGCATTTCAGAGAGCGCGTCTTGGTTCCAATGCAAAATGTGTCCATTCACCGACAACTGCCACGGTGATAAGATGCCATTGACCAACTGCCGTACATGCGCCCACTCCACGCCGCTTGAAGATGGCTCATGGAAGTGTGAGTTACTAAACACGCCCATTGATGAAGAGGTACAAAGATCAGGATGCGGCAAGCACCTATTCAATCCTGGCTTAGTCCCAGGCGCGCAGACTGACGCTGGCGAAGATTGGGTAGAATACGAAATGAAAAACGGAACAACAATTAGGAATCAAAATGCTACAGTTACGACCCTATCAAAAACAAGCGGTTGATTCGGTATTCGAGTGGTTTGAGGGTAGTGGCCACAACTCTAACCCGCTGATCGTCCTGCCTACAGGCACGGGCAAGAGCCTTGTGCTGTCTGAGATATGCCGCCGGTCCATTGCCGAATACGGCGAGATGAAGATCGTGGTCGTCACTCACGTTATGGAACTGATTAAACAGAACCATGAAGAGATGATGCGCCAATGGCCCGAGGCCGACGCTGGCATCTACTCGGCTGGTATCGGTAAGCGCCAGCACAAGCCGACTGTGGTGTTCTGCGGCATCCAATCCGTACACTCAAAGGCCCACCTGTTCCAGAAGGTGGACTTCGTAATCGTGGACGAAGCGCACCTGATCCCGCGCAAGACTGAGACTATGTACCAGCGGTTCCTTGGTAGCCTCCGTGTAGCCAATCCTCACATAAAGATCATCGGGCTGACGGCTACGCCGTACCGCATGGACACGGGGACACTACATACCGGAGACGGCGCGCTGTTCGACGGCATCTGCTACGAATACAGCGTCCTTGACGCCATTCGGCAGGGCTTTCTGTCCAACCTAGTGACCAAGAATACCCGCGTTGGGCTTAACACCAGTGGCGTCCACACCAGAGGTGGGGAGTTCATACAGTCTGAGTTGCAAAGCGCAGTGGATATAGACGAAACCAACCGCCTAGCCGTAGACGAGATCATAGAGTGGGGCAGCGACCGCCGCTCCTGGCTAATCTTTGGCTCTGGCGTTGAACATTGCCGCCATCTGCAAGACCACTTATTGCGTAGGGGTATTATCTGCGAGACAATCTTTGGGGACACGCCCAAAGGTGAGCGCGCACAGATCATTGACGAGTTTAAGCGCGGCGAGGTCCAAGCCCTATGCTCTATGGGGGTGCTGACCACAGGCTTTAACGCGCCAAACGTAGACTTGATAGCAATGCTGCGTCCTACACAATCACCCGGCTTGTATGTGCAGATTGTAGGGCGGGGGATGCGGGTAGCGGAAGGCAAGAAGGACTGCCTGATCCTAGACTTCGCCCGCAACATCCAACGGCACGGGCCTGTAGACGTAGCCCAGACCCATCGCGGCCCCCATGTGAACCGCGTAGGGGAAGGTGAAGGCGCTCTGGTTAAGACCTGTCCTGAATGTAAAAGCGTCATGCACCTGTCTGCGCGCCAATGCTTGGACTGCGGATACGAGTTTCCGCAGGAGATTAAGATTGTAGCTACAGCCAGTGTACTGCCTGTCCTATCAACAGCCGCGCCTACGTTCTGGGTAGATGTCGATGAGGTTAGTTACACCGTTCATAATAAGATTGGTAAACCTACAAGCATGAAGGTGACGTACTACTGCGGCCTTCTTAAATACAGCGAGTGGATTTGCCTTAACCATGAAGGCTATGCCAAACAGAAGGCCATTGCTTGGTGGCGTAAACGTAGCGAATCTAACAGACCGCCTGATGATATTTCTGAAGCACTTGGGCGGTACGAGGAACTGAAGCAACCTGTAGCTATACAAATCAAACGCAATGGTAAGTATGACGAAATCACAAACTACAGGTTTGATGTGCTACGTGTGCCGCAGGGAGAGTCGAGGCTTTCGGTTTGACCCGAAGGCCCTCGGCCTGTTTGACCCGGTGCTGCACTTTTGTTCAATGAGATGTATGGGGGACCGTATGATTGATCCAACGGCAAACGAACTAAAGGCAATGGAAATGTCCAGCGAACGCGCTGGGGAATACCTTGGCTGGCTGAAGAAGACCGACATGGCTGAGTTCAGCAAGAAAGAGTGGTCCGATCTTATCGAAGTGATCGTGACCGGCTACTTTGAGGGGATGCAGAATCTGGCCGAGAAGGCGCTGGAGATTGAGCCTGTGCCGTTTTAGCCACACCCCAATCTCTCAGACCACACGACGGCGTAGTCCATCATCCACCTAGTCGGGCTTGTCAGGTCCGGCGCGGGTATCATCAGACACACTCGGCTTGGGTCCGTACTTGGTTTGAAGGCGGTCCCACACCCGCTTACGGTCAGCGTCGGTAATAGGAACAGCAACCTTAGCAATGACGTCCAGCGTTTCTTGTGCGTTTTCAAGGGCTTGTTCCGACCGGCCAGCGTTGATTAACTGGCGGTCCCTGAAATACCCGAAGATCGCCCCGAGTGCCCCGAAGACCGCCTTAATCAGACCGATCACTTAACGATGGCGGTCTTGGTGACCAGCCGAAGGGCGATATTAACCAGCGCCAGGATGGTGGTGACAACGGTCGCCTGGACTTCAGGCGTCAGGCCGAGGTCGATCTTGAACACACCCAGCAGCGTAGCTGCTGCAGCGACGATGTTTACCCACAGAGTCCGGCTTGCATACCATTTGGTCGTATCCATTTAAGCCTCCTTGAATAGATCAGTTACACGCTTCGCACGTTGCGGCGTCTGCTTGGCCCAGGCGCTATCCAGGGCTTCTCTACGGGCCGCATTGTAATCCCTAGCCTGTATAGCGGCCAACATCTTCTTAAACTTCAGCAGCGCACCTATGCCCATCTGGAAGGTCATATTGGCTATGGCCCGTTGAACGTCTGGGGGTTTGGTTTCCAGCCAGGGCAATGCCTTGGCAAGCTGTGCCTTAACCCGATCAATGTCGTTATCGAGCATCTCCATAGCCTCGTCCTGGGTAATGCCAACGTCATCCAGGTTGCGGCCAACGCCAATGGTGGTCTTCCCGGCTGGGCACAGGTACGGCTTGAGCCGGATGCCCTCCTCGGCAATCAGGTCTTCCCTTAGCCCTTCCACGGCACGCCGTTAACCAATAGCCAGCCCACCATCGCAATTAAAATACCCACTAAGCCCCACATGATCTTATCCAGCCGGTTGTGGATAGTCTTGAAGGCGTCCTTAATTTCGCCATAGCGTTCAGCACATATCTGCTCATGGAGGCTAAGGCGCACTTCCGTGACTGTGGGGTCGGTCATCTAGTTATTCCTCTTGTTCATTGTATAGATCGTACAACGCTGGGCGCTTGAGCTTCCTGGCATTTTTAACGACTAACTCTGGATGCATCATCAACAAGGCGCGGTTTTTTATAGAATTGATGGACGGCGGTTGCACCTTTTCATCAATCGGAACGCTCGGGTTTCCGAAATCAACAGCGGCCCTTTGATACCTGTCTACAAACTCTTTCATAAGTTTGTCGGCCTTCTGGCTATCACCATTCTCTCTAGCGGAGATGCTGTTTGCAAGTTTAGAAGACAGCTTTGTACTCAACATATCTTCCGCTTCTTTAGTTCTGTACTTCAGACGCCGTGCAAAATAATCGCGCTCTTGAATAGAAGAGAACTTAGTTGGTTGAAAACCAATGGCTTTAGCAACGCTCTGTCCAATATTTGGTTCTGCAACCTTCATATCACCGCCTTGCGTGCGGTATCCCTCCGTAGGGAATTGAAGAAGGCCGCGTGCTATATCAGATGGACCTTTTGGAAGTCCCATAGAAGCCAGGGCGATAATCCCACCCACGGGCTGATCTGAACTAAACCTTTTCTTGGCTTCGATAATCTTGCCAACGGTCGCAGAGAAGATGGGTATGTTCATAATCGGGTTGGCATCAGGCAGTATCTGGCCCTGGCCAATACGTTTGGACACATCA